CGGACAAAACGGTGCTGTAAACGCCACACGCGTCTTCCCACGGACTAGAACGCTGCTCCATTTTAAGACCGACAGTTTCTAATCCTTTGACAAATGTATCTGCCCACTCTTTACGTGAGTTAACATCGGAATCAACTGAGCTAACAAGATCATTCGCTATCTTGGTAAGTGCTTGGTCATCGAGGTACTCGGCAAGATTGGCATCGAATGGCGCGTCGTCTAAGTCCCCCGACTCTTCCCCGAAGGTAATCTCAACACTGCCGTCTTCTAGCACTACTTCAACGCCCTCGTCAGACATAACATCTATAGCCAGCATGGCTTCGCCTTCTTCCATGTCCTCAATGCCTTCCGGCAAGTCGTATAAACCTTTTTCAATAGCCATTAGTAAAACCCGCCGTTGCGCCTTCTAAATAAAGGGTCTTCTTCCCTTTCGTCCGAAGGCAACCGAATGAACCCACCTTTTCTGAACCGCGCTAGCGCAAGAGACACTGAGTCAACGTAGTCATCGTGTTCCCCTGCGGGGAAGCTAGCAACCTCGTCAATAACCTCTTCTGCCCAAGACCTGTTTGGTGCCCATACTATGCCAGACGCAAACATATCCGATACCGCGTTCAATCTTGTAATCTTATCGTTACCCTTTGTGGGGGTAAACTCCTGCGCTGGTATGCCCATCGCCCGCATCTCGTAAATAAGAGGAGACCCCGAAGCTTTTTTCTCAATAATTAAAGAATCTGGCTGCCACTCGTCATATTGCTCTACAGTTGCTCGCTTAAGTGTAGGAAACTCCATTCTATCCCGAAAAGCGTTTAGAAGTATCAGGTTAGCCCGCTCTTCCCCGTCTTCATCCGCGTGGTAGAACACTCCCCATGTCGTACATGCAGAGTAATCCGCCCTATTTGTCTTCTCGAACGCCGTATCCCACGCTTGTACAATGAAAGTCACGGGTGGAGGGTCATCTTCTTCCCATTCTCGCCACCATTCACGCTTCACAATGGCCGAAGACTCTGATGTCGGCTGTTGTTGGTACTGCGCCATCCACTTACTGTTGGGTAGTTCTTCTTTCAGCGCTGCTAGTTCCGCAGGAGGCCAGAACTCAGGCCATAACGCGTTACCCGAAGGTAAAATAGCAGGGAATTCAATGACTTCCCACTCTTCTCCGCCCCTTTGGGCCGAAGATTTTAACACTTTAGATGTCAGATCACGTAATGACCACCTTGTCATTACTATAACTATAGCTCCACCCGGTTGTAGACGTTGACGTGGGCCTGATGTGTACCACTCGTAGGTCTTATCGTAAATATCCGGGTTTATTTCGGCTAATGCTGCCTCTTGTTCCGAGTGCGGGTCGTCAATTATGAGCAAATCCGCGCCTTTGCCAGTAACCGCCCCGCCTACACCTATCGCAAAGTAGTCACCACCCCTGCTTGTGTTCCATCTTCCCGCTGCTTTAGAGTCGCTTTGCAGGGTTAACTCAGGGAATATATTCTGGTAGTTGTCTGTATCTACTAAGTTACGTACTTTTCGACCAAAACCTACCGCTAACTCTGCCGTATGCGAGGTCTGGATGACTTTCTTGTGCGGATACTGGCCCAAAAACCAAGCAGGTAGTAAATAACTAGCAAACTCAGATTTAGTGTGACGAGGAGGCATATTAACAATAAGCCGCTTACACTCCCCACTAGCCACACGCTCAAACGCTTCAGCCATCTTCGCATGGTGTTTCCCCGATATAAACGTAGGCCAAACCGCATTGACAAAATCTATAAACTTTGTCTGTGCTCGCCTTTGTTTCTTAAGCTTGGATAATTGCTCAAGCTCCGCTAGTACCAACTCTTGCTCTATTTGTGAAAGTAGAGGTAGTACTTTAGGTATATCTTGAAGAGATATGTTATCAAATGGCGATGTCTGATTCGACATTTAAGTCCTCATCTTCATCTTCATTATCTATGTCTACTACACCTAGCAGGTCGTCTAGCTCTTCTTCCGATGCCCCGCTTGGGGACATTACATCTACTACGGTAGCGTTAAGCAAAGTTTTTATGCGCTCTTTGATTGCTTTTTCTAAGTCGTCAGGATTCTTATAGTTTATCGTCACTTCGCTGCGTTCAGTGAAAATGCCAATGTCGCTATGCTTACCTAGTAGTTCAAGTGCTTTCAGCTCGTACCTTGGGTCGCCACAGTCAGCGATCTCCATGAGTTTGTTTGTAATAGCAGCGCGTGCTTGAACGGCGTCCATAGCAAGTTGCTGACCATACGTACGCAGGAAGGTCGCAGCGGCAAAGGCAGTAGTTTGGTTTGTGAGGTTAGCTGGTTTTTTGGCTTGGGCGACGGCTTGCAAGAGTTCTTTCTCTCGTGCTGCATCACCTTCGGTTATGTCAAGTGAGGCACCGAGTGCTTCTTGTAACTCTGCTGTATTACCGGCGACGGCCATCTCGTCCAAGAGAGTCTTTGACTTCTCTTCAGACAGGTCGTAGGGGACCTTGTGGTCCTTTGTTGGCTCCACTTGTACAGTAGGCATATCTTTTCGCAGGTAGTTAATACCGATGAGGCGGAGTGTAAACCAGATACTTTGGTACATGCAAGCCACACAAGGAAAAATATGTGCTAGGGGGGTACCGACAAAACCGACAAAAGTACCCCCTACCCTGTTTTGCTTTAGGACTCCTATGGGGGTGTTTCTGTGTGAGAGGGGGGTGGGGTGCGAGCTAGCCGGGTACAGAAAAAGAGGGGGTGGGGGTAAGTTATTGATTTAATTAAGGAAAGTAAGTAGGAATTGTCAGGTCGTGTTATCTATTGTGCATATTATTATGTATATAGCGCCGCTAACTTTGCTGTAGATAAGGGGCCATGGGGGTATGTGGGGGAGCCTTTTGCTTGCATATACTAAAGTATGGGGTACTATAAACCCAAGTCGAGCCACTAATGGCGCTTCTGCAGGGTCTCAGTGAGACCTTGGTAATCAATACTTTTTAATAGGTGAAACATTATGTCAGGAATTAATACTGTTAAGGCTACTGCTACTTACACTCTACCCACTAAGGCTATCGAGAGTGTAGGCGCATTGCTCAACGATCACGCCGCGAAGGCGAAAGGCGACAATAAAGTGGCTCAGGCTAACGCTGAGATGGGGAAGTATCTCGACCAATTCTACCCCATATTCCCGCTACTGCTAGGCAATCAAGGCGCGACCTTCGCGGCCTTTACTGATAAGGCAGATGATGCCCAATCTTTGCGTAAGGGATTCGCAGAAGGTGATTGGGTGAAGGGTATGGCAATTCTCGACTCAATGCGTACACAGCACGCCGATCACGCTGATTCAGAATCCATCGAGTTTAAGAAAATGCTCGAAGGCGTTAAGAATCATTGCAAGTATCGGGTGGGTGGTAAGAAGTCTGAGGCTGCTATAGCACGCGCTAAGAAGGCTAAGCTGGATATTCCAGTGAAGGCTCCCAAGGGCGGTAAGGATGGTGCGACTGACGAGCCTTCCTGCCCTATGTCGGTAGCGCGAATCCAGTGTAACAATCTGATTGTCGCGCTGAATAATCTGGCCGATGCGAAGGGTGTAGCGGGATGCCCAGACGATAAGGAGCGCGTTAGACTGTCTGACCTAGCAGGTCAGATCGCTGAGGCTTTGAAAGCGAAGTAAGGTCTCAGTGAGACCTTGTAGAGCGGCCTAGTGATAGGCCGCTCTTTTTTATTATCCAACAATAGGTGAACATTATGAGTGAATACGATGACGCTACTATAGCTGAGGCAAGCAAAATACTAATACAGGCGCTGAGGTTACGAAAGCGCTTGCGTGCAGGTGGCGCGTTAACGTGGTGCGAGGCTGATGAGGTCGGCCGTTATAGTTTAAACGCATTAATAAACAACCTATCCGCCATCAGCATCGATGGTGGCGACAACGATATCCCTATCTGTAAACTTCTAAGATAAGGTCTCACTGAGACCTTGTAGGCCGATCCAGTTAATTCTGGGTCGGCCTTTTTTTGTGCCTGTAATTCCTGCCCTGAAATCCTCAGAAACTTCTGATGAC